GCGTACCGTTTTGTTAGCATACGATACCGGACATGATCCGCGGGGTCGGGGAGATCAGACGACTGTCGACTACCCACTTTCTGCTCCCTTTTCGGTTGATGGCGAAGACCTCATTACCGACCCCGCTGCACGAGAACGTATCGTCGTGGCACATTTGCATCCTCATACAATTGCTGAAGGATCTGATGCATACAAGACATTTCAGGAACTCAGGGATAAGTTGCCGGAAGGGTTCGCAGGGCATTATTATACTCGGGTGTTGAACCTAATGCCCGACCTTCCGGCAATGCTTGCTGAAGCCAGAGCCCGAATTTTCGAAGCGTTCCCTGCGAGTCTTCCTGATCGTGTACGTAACAATCACATCGTTGCGTACTTGGGAATTATGCTTTGGTGTACCATTACAGACTCAGAGAAGCCCGACCCCCGTGTGCTCCTGCAAAGCATATCGTCTGTGTATAACATGGAAGCAGGTCGAGCAACTACATTGGCGGACACAATGGTTGAGGATATAGTAAATGCAGTATCACAAGGAACTACATATTTTAGTACGGCTTATAATAAAGAAGCCGGCACTTTGTGGTTCCAATTAACACCTGCACATTCTTGGTGGATATCGTCCAGGCGTCGGAGTGGCCGTGGGGCACTTGAGCGGGAAGCCATAAAAGCACAGCTGAAGGAAGCTCCGTATTCGGTCTCCCCGCAAGTCATCTCCGATGTCTGGATGTATGGTATCGACCTCGTGAAAGCAGCCGAAGCTGGGTTAGACATCCCCACTAAAATTGCAGACAGAGTGTTCGTGGTGAGGTTTTAATGCCATTCATTGACTTTGAAGCAGTCGATGCCCCCCGATTCACACGGCCTGAGTTATTGTATCATCATACGATTCCACGTCCATTGTTTGGATTAGCTCCTCGAAATATTTTGGGACAAGAGTGGTGGGACAAAACTCGACGCGCAGCATATGAAGCAAACAACATGCGCTGTTGGGCATGTGGTGGACCAGGTCCTTTGGAAGCCCACGAAGCATACGACATTGACCAATTTCGTGCCCGGATGACGTATGTTGAAACTGTGTCGTTATGTAAAGATTGTCACGCGTTCATTCATATTGGCCGAACGATAGGTATGTTTGCACGCGGGGAAATAAAGTCTGACGATGCTAAGCGCATCGTGCTTAACGGGTATAAGCTTCTCAAGAATGCGGGAATAAAGTGTCCTTGGGAAACCCGTACTATTACAAGTCCGACATTGGATTGGAAAGGATCGACAAAATGGATTGACAGAGTCATAAAGAACACAGAGAGGATACCTGATCTTCCCACGCATCATTGGGATGATTTCCGACTGGTACTAAATGGTGTGTATTACCCGCCAAAGTTCAAAAATATGGAACAATTTAGATTAGAAACGTTATAAAGGAGAACTATGTTTACATTGACTAAAAAGTACCAATTCAGTGCAGCCCACATGATAGAGGGACACCCCGTCTGCGGGCACCTGCACGGCCACAACTATGTGGTAACCGTTTCAGTGGATTATGATGAGACCAATCCGCAAATGCTTTTGAGCCTTGTCAATCCCGACTCCGTCGTCTTGCCCGTGCTCGGAAAGATTTCAGGCAAGTTCATGATTTCGTCCGAAAACATCAAGATGAAGAATCCATACGTAGTTCCCGCCGTGGACCACCTGGACGGCTGGGTAATGGGGATTCCTACGACACACGTGCAAGACATTGCGGAGTATATTGCGACAAATGTGCGAGAGCTCCTTTTCGGAGACGTAGTTGTATCTGTCGATGATGGGACGCAAGAAGCAACATTCTGGTGCGGTGCCAATGGATAAGTTACTTGAAACACGTGGTAGAGACTACGGCGACGCCTGGAAGCTAACGGGCTTGGTAATACAGCCGATGGCAGAAGAGGTTGTCGATCTTGCAGTCAAGACCCCGGAAGTGTGGCTTCCGTGGGTACAAATTTTGAACAAACTCGTACGTATCCTCGTGACGCCTAAAAACGCCGATCATTGGCGTGACATTGTAGGCTATGCCACCTTGGTACTCGAGTCACTAACAGAGAAAGAGGATAAATGAAATACGCAACAATTACACCACCAGCAGGACTCCCGTTGGTAAAAGAGTTCAATCTGGGATACCACTTTGTGCTTTCTCAATATTGTGCTGACCCTGTCTACAAGGGATTCTACCAGGACGCACACGCCCGTGGACATTTCATCATCGTTGATAACGGTGCCGCTGAGCTGGGCGCTTCGATAGACATTGCAACAGTCACCCAAGTAGCAGATGACCTCGGCGCAGACGAGATTATTTTGCCGGACGTACTGGATGACTGTGCGAAGACATTGGAATACACAGAGCGTGCTCTTGAGTTTGTTCCCGTCAAGAGGCGTGCGATGTGCCCACAAGGCGGAAACTGGTTCGAATGGCTTTTGTGTGCCAAAAAGATGGTTGACTGGGGCTGTGCGACATTGTGTGTTGCAAAGCGATACGAACGTTTTCCCGGTGGGAGGCCGTATGCGTTACAAATGATTATGGAACGTGGTTGGCATAAAACATGCAACATTCATTTGTTGGGTTGTTACGAGAATCCCTTGCGAGAAATTGCCCGAGCATACCACACATTTCCTGGAATCCGTGGTGTCGACACAGGAGCAGCTATTGCGTACGCGCAAGCAGGCGCAGATCTTGGAGATTCCAAGATTCATCATTCCCTTTCGTGGACGGCACCTATACCGCCTCATCTGGCGCGGCTTAATATTGAGAAGTATTTAAACGCACATAAGGGTAGCTATGCATATACAGATTAAGAATGAAGCCACAGGCGAAGTCGAGGGCGTTTTATGCATCGACCGAGCAACTCGAATGTGCACCGTATTGCAGGCCGATGTTGAGAGTCTCGATGACCTCGTGCGGATTGCGTTAGCAATGAAGGTGCCAAAAATTTTAGTTTTCGTACCAGAAGCTGCCGTCGCTGAACTCGAGTCGTATGGTTGGGCTAGGTCAACCGATCTTGTGCTACTGCAAAAGAAAGGATCTAACGGGAATGGGAATAAAAGTACCTAAAGCACTTTGCGACAGATGTCCTCTACGTAACGAGCCCTTTGTAGGCAGCCGCGGAGATCCGAAAGCCCGTTGGATCGTTGTCGGCGAAGCACCCGGAGCGCCCGAAGTAATTGAAGGGCGTCCGTTTGTCGGACAAAGTGGACAACTGCTCGCAGCGGCATTTTCACAGGCTGGGGCGGATTTGGAAGATTCGTTCCTTACAAACGCCGTGTGCTGCCGACCGCCGAACAATCGTACGCCAACCGACACGGAAATGGCTTGTTGTAAGCCTCGACTGGATGCCGAGTTGGCGGAGACAAAAAACCCAATACTGGCTCTCGGCACAGCCGCATGCAAAGCATTGGAAATTGACTTCGACCAGAAGGGTGCATGGCTTAAGGCTTACAACGAAAGAGATGCTAAGCCAGCTTGGCATCCTGCGTACGTTTTGCGCAAGCCGGATGAAGCGCCTGTATTTTTGGCTGAAGTTGCTGCTTACATTCGTGGGCCTAAAGCTACGAGACATTTTAGCCCGAGAGTAATCGTTGCACACACCACGTGGGAGCTTGAAGGGTTTCTCAGGGCATGCGAAGACGATGCGTGGGTAGCGTTTGATATTGAAACGGATCAAATTCAGTGGTACGACACACCGACTAAGAAGCGGGACTCGATCCTAATGTTACAGCTGACGTGGAGTGAAGAGTTCGGTATTGTCATCCCCGACGACTTGCTTTACGATCATGCTGAAGAGACCGCGCGAATCCTGAACGATTTCTTTGCCCGCGTGAGAACTGTTGGTCATAACGCGAAGTTTGATGCGTTGTTCCTCAGAAGCCACTTGGGGATTAATCCTCAGGTAAAGTTTGACACATTGCTCGCTCAGTACATCCTGGATGAGAATATGCCACGCGGTTTGAAGAAGATCGTTGCCCTCGAGTTCGGCATGCCGGATTATGAGCAGGAGCTTATTGCGGGGTATCTTTCATCACGAAACGACAGGTATTCTAAGGTTGACTTTGATGCGCTTGCAAAGTACGGCGTTCTGGACGTTGTGTGCACGCTTGCATTGCGTGAGGTTTTTGAAAAACGTCTTCGTGAAAACGGACAATATGATATGCCTTTTATGGACATCATAATGCCTGCTTCCAGAACGCTTGAGGAAGTGGAGCTTAGAGGATTCCTTGTTGACGAGGACAAGCTAAACGCTGCGTCACAGGGCCTTACGGAGCAAATTGAGTCAGCCGCTAAGACTATCCGTGACATAGCTAACAAACCCGATCTCAATCCTAACAGCACAGCCCAATTGAGTAACTTACTCTATGTGGACTTTAAGTTGCCCCGACCAAAATCATACAAGATTAAGGAAGGAAGTACTTCAGCCGCGGCACTTGAGGAACTCAAGGGAACACATCCCGTAATCGAGGCTATTAAAGAGTATCGTCGCGCTAAGAAGCTTCTTACGTCGTATGTTGAAAACGTTCGCGGGTTTCGTGACCGCGAAGGCCGGGTACATGGAAACTTTCTTATCTACGGCACTGAAGTCGGCCGACTTGCTGTGAGGGATCCCGCATTACAAACAATCCCCCGCGCGGATGATGTTTATGGCGGGCTCATCCGCGGCATGTATGTTGCCAAGCCCGGTCACAGGCTGGTGATATGCGATTACAGTCAGGCCGAGTTACGTGTGATGGCCTGTTACAGCCAGGAGCCGTTCTTACTGGAAGCCTATCGGAATGATCGTGACCTGCATTCAGAAGTAGCAAAAGCAATGTATGGTCCTGACTACACGAAGGCGCAACGTGTCATTTGTAAGATGTTTAACTTCTCGTACGTCTACGGCGGGTCGGAGTATTCGTTTGCGGAGAGTTCTGGATTGCCGGTTGAGGTGGCAAGACAGTTTGTGCGATCGTACAATACCAACATGCCTACCGCGTTAGCATGGAAGAAAGCTCAGTTCGAGCGAGCACAGCGGGATGGCTATGTCGAAACCATATTCGGCCGGCGAAGACACTTCCCGCTGATTGTGCCGGAAAATTATGAAGAGGTTCGTAAGTCGTGCGTGCATATGGCAATCGCATCTACAGCGAGCGACTTAACGCTGCTATCGTTGATTTACCTTGAGAAGGCCGGTGTACCAGTGGTATTGAGTGTTCACGACAGTATTCTCGCTGAGGTACCTGAAGACAAAGCATTTGAGGCTGGTAAGTTAATGCGAGATGTCATGGTCGAGACAGGAAACAAGTACTTACCGTACGTACCTTGGAAAGTCGATGCCGAGGTGCGTCAGAGTTGGTACGGCGGTGAGTCATACGAGTTTGAAAACGGGGAGTGGGTCAAGCATGACAACCCTTAGTGCTAAGCAGATAGTGTTGGCCAAAGGCCGCGGGTACATATACAAACGTAAGTATCCCCAGGTGGTGGTTTTCACACGGCTTGTGACGGATGCTGATCGATTGGAACGTGCGTTCGGTGGACACCATTATAGGCATAGTGCGGGGATAATTTGGGTGCTGAGTAGTCGGGCGGGACTGCGAAAGATGCTTAGCAAGATCGCTCCGGAGCAATCAGCACATTCTTTTGAGAGTATTATAGGTCCTTATTTAGGAGGCAGCTATGATGAAGAAATGTCGCAAGTGCAATGAGGTCAAAGATATAAGCCACTTCTTTAAGAACGCTCAGGGCAGGGATGGTTACAACGATGCATGTAAAGAATGCATTGCGGAGGAGCGGAAAGTAAAGAGGGCAATGGAACGAGCGTATCTATCAGCGCTCTCGGCAGATGCTCGCAAGGATGCTGATTTTCGCCGACGTTATGGCATAACGCTCGCAGCCTACGACAACTTGCTGGCAGCACAGGGGGGCGTGTGTGCTATTTGTGGTAGAAGTCCTGACGAGTTCAAAAGGGCATTTGCAATCGACCACGATCATAAAACCGGTGTGATACGCGGAATATTGTGTCCTGACTGCAATAGGGGATTGGGAGGATTTCAAGACAATCCTGAGCTGCTTCGACGTGCGGCAAGTTTCCTAGAAAAATAAAGCCCACTTTCGTGGGCCTTATTTTGTGCACGCGGGTATGTTAGCACGTACGCCGCGTGCCTTTTATCTCCTTTACGTCATCAGCTTCGGGGGTTAATGTGTAAGTAGTCTGATTCAATAAAGAAGCCGCAAAGAATACAGTAATCAACCGCCAAATGGTGATTGGTTCAGTAAGCTGGATCACGCCGTAATGGGCTAGCAGATAGATCGCAGT